AGTGCGGATCAAAAGGCCAAGAGACGTTCTCTGGGGCCTCCATAACCTCCCGGCCCAAACCTAGGTTATGGGTTATGGGGGTGGGTTATGGGGAGGGAAGTTATTAGACATAGTTATCTATAATGTAAAGCATTATCTCTTGATGCCCACTTATGATGCGGGGCCTCCTGCCCACGCGAAAGGTGGGCAAGCATTTTCACTTGGCCAAGCAGATGGACTTCACAATCTTGTGATTAGACATATCAAGCAGTTCTGCTAGACTGAATCCACGGTCGAGATGAGGAGTCGATCGGACGGACGCCCAGCAAGGGCTCACATGAAGGATCGCGGGGCATATCCCAAGCGTACGTCCGAGAACGGGCAACACCTTCACTCTCCCTTCTTTTCGCATTGATTGCTCCGCAAGCGCCTAATGGGCGCTTGCGGCGCAATCCGCGCTTAAACTTGGGAGTGCTTACAATGTTGATGACTCGTACAAACACCGTCTACGCTCAGTCCGCCCGGTTCGATCATGCAACAGCTCTGAGTGAAGACGATATGCGGCGCCTTGCGCCAAGCATTTTCGCTACGGAAGCGCATCACTCACGGTCAGATAGGTTTCGGCCTATTCCGACGATTGAAGTGTTGCGCGGCTTGCAGCGGGAAGGCTTTAGCGTGGTCGCTGCAAAGCAGTGCATCACTCGGCTTGATGATCGTAAAGACTTCACCAAGCATATGGTGCGCCTTCGTCGCCTGGATGACGACAAAAAGTATCAGGTTGGCGATACCGTTTTTGAGACACTGCTCAAGAACGCAAACGATGGTTCAAGTGCTTATGACTTGTTGGCCGGCATGTTCAAGATTCTTTGCATGAACAGCCTTGTCTCACAAACCGACGATATGGATAGCCTCAAGGTTCGCCATAGCGGTGACGTGACCAACAAAGTGATTGAGGGAACCTACCGTATTCTTGATACGGCAGAGCATTCCCTCAAGGCGCCGCAAGACTGGCCAGCAATCACGCTCAATCGTGAGGAACGGCAAGTTTTTGCGGAGGCAGCACATACGCTGCGCTTTGCCGATGCAGAAGGCAACGTTGCAACGCCTATCAAGGCTGAGCAATTGCTGATCCCGCACCGGCGAGAAGACACTGCACCCAATCTCTGGAACGTGTTTAACGTGGTGCAGGAGAATGCAATTCGCGGCGGACTCACGGCCGTTGGCCGCGATGCCAACAATCGCCCGCGCCGCACCACCACGCGTGGTGTGAACGGAATTGACCAGGACGTGAAGCTAAATCGCGCCCTGTTCACACTGGCCAACAAAATGGCAGAGCTGAAGCAAGCGGCGTGAAAGGCGCTAGGGGCGCGGCAGCAATGCCGCGCCGCTGGAGCAATTCCGCTCAACAACACCTCGGAGCAACGAACCATGACACATACGCTAGACAACCCGCGAACGCGGAACGGGTACACTTGCCCATTCTGCTACGGGCCAAAAGACAGCGGCCTACTTGCTTGCTGGCAATGCTTCAATCGGAGCGGACTAAGAAACGGTGAGCCGCATGCTGACGAAGTAATCAGCAGTTTCGAGTCGTTCCTGGAAAGTCAGGAGCGGCGAGCATGAGCAAGCGAAGCCGCTCAATGGAGTTAGTCGTCAGCAAGGCAAACCAGTACATGCGTGCTGACATGGGCAGCAGAGAGGGCCGGCAAATGCTGCATACGTTCGTCGGCGCCCTGCTGATGGAAACCAACAACTACCGGGGCTTTCGCTACTTGTGTCACCACGAAGTCCCGGCCGGACAATTGCCGGGTATCCTGTTCGACACAACAGGCGAACAGCAGCACAAGTACCCGGACGATTCCCGCATCAACTTCTACTAACGGAGCAACCATGAAACAATTCTACAGTCACGCGGAGCGTGAGCAAAGCGAACATGCACTTCCCGACGCGGAAGTGTTTTACGTTTCAGTAAAAGACGCATTCGAGAATGCGTCGGGCGATGGTCCCATGGAGGAGGGTTGGTATTATTGGTTTTGCTTTCCCGGCTGCTTGCCGGACGGCGAACCGATAGGACCGTTTGAAACGGAACAAGCGGCAATCGATGATTGCCGCGACTTTGCTGGCGAATGATTGACTACATGCGGCGCAACAGCGCCGCATTTGGGCAATCACGCCACAACCAACTAATCGGAGCAATCATGAAACCGCATCACAAGCCGAAAAACGTCGCGTTGAGCAAAATCTCGCGATTGCGCGTGTCGTTCAAAAACCGTCCGCCCTTCGTCTGCGATACCGCAGCCGATCTATCCGTCAGCGGCCAACACCTCGGTTTCGAGGTGTCGCAAGCAGCGCTGATGCGAATTCGCGGAGGGTTCATCTGATGGACCCTACCGCAGCGCTCGTGGTCATTCGCGAGCTAATCGAACAAGTCGGTGAACTGGAAATCAGGCAGGGCAACTTCATCCTGCTTGCTGATCTAGCAATCGATCTAGCGCAGCATGTGAAAGCACTCGATACCTGGATGGCGTGCGGCGGGGCCGCGCCCAAGCAATGGCAAGCCTGGACGCTAAACCGATGACCTACGGAACCAGCTACTTCCGCAGCATGATGCACGCAGTTTGGTACTACAAGAGTCAATACGGCGAGGCCGCATTGGTTCTGGTACCCGAAAAAGTACAGAACGGGGAAATCTATATCGGCATGCCCCCGCTCAAGAACGGCGAAACCTGCTTCCTGATCGACAACGGTTGTCGATGGGCAGTCAACACCAATGGAGCGAAACCCTGAAACACGAAACAATCACGCCGGCTGACTTGCGCATGCGAGCCAAGCCGGCGTGCGGTCGCCGAGAGAAAATGAAAAACGGAGTAAAACCCATGAAGGTCCGAAAATCAAAAATATCAAAACGGCACAGGAACTACATCTCGCAAACGATTCGTGATGTTGGGTACTTTACGCGCATGCTTATCAACAAACTTCCAGAAGGCGACGCGCGCGTAACGGCTTGGGCAACATGCGCGGGTGGAATAATCGGCGCAGCGCTGCATGATACCGATTGCGATTGGCGCGTTGTGGACATGATTGAAAGCATCATGCAGCAAAAAGCCCTATTCAGAAATCCGCAACCATGAAACAAATGGAAGCTAGAAAAATGAACAAGCGAGAATTTCGCAACCTGCTGTGTCTGTTGCACAGCATCGATAGTTGGGAGCTGCCGGCGGAATGGAGCCCTGACGCACAATCAGCGTTTCTGCGCGACTCGGTCGATTTCTTTCTGCGCAGCGACGACGTCCGATCGGATGCGATCTGGCGCGCAATGATGATACGGATCAACAAATCGTATCCACGGGTCGAAATGGATGACAATATCCCAAGCTAGGGCAGGATTGCGCTCCGTATCGGGGACCGTGTGCGTCGGTATTCAGAAAGCCAATCTGCGGTGATCCTCGCCCTGCTTCATTAGTACCGTTCAAGATTGGCAACACATGGCAGGGGCGGGTCGAGGGGGGACACCTCGATGCCGCTCCACTTCATCCAAACAAACCAAAGGAGCAGACATGACAAAGGCACTGGAACGAGTACAGAAAAGACACCGGCAAGCGGTCGATGACGTGACCAAGCTTGCAGCAAGACGTGACAAGGCGCTCGATACCCTGATCCGAGCGGAAGCGAGATACCGCAAATCCGTCAAGGTCGTCACGCGCACGCTCAAGGCACTCGACAAGGCACGGGAGGAGGAGCGAGCCGCACGAGCTGCGCGAGCAGCGCGCAAGCAAACAAACTCAACTCAATCGGCCGAAGATTTGCTGGCCTAGCGCCAAAAATCCAAAAAAATTCCCAAAAAAAATTAAGGCAAAACTAGAACGAAAGGAGAACTAATGGAGAAGATCGAAGAACAGCCCGAGGAGTATCTCGGCGACGGCCTGTATGCCTCGTTTGACGGCTACATGATCACGCTGCGCGCGCCGCGCTTTGGCGAGGATCATTGGATAGGGCTGGAACCCCAAGTCTATCGCGCGCTGCTGAACTACGCGCAGCGTTGCTGGGCGCAAACAAAAACCGCCGACCAAGGCCGGCGGTGAAGTCCAAGTGCAAGTGGGATGATCCCCTATACAGGAGACCTAAATGGACGACAAGATTCTCGCGCAAATCTACGCAACCTTGGCCCAAGTCGGCTTGGCGATTGAAGACGTGCTGCGCACTCTGGAACTGGCCGGGGTAACCGCGACAGAAGATTCGACGTCAATGCTCCACAAAATCCAAGCCAATCGCGAATTGCGCGAAGCGGCTTCCAAGGAGTACATGTCAGGACGATGGGTGCGTCGGGACGGCGATAGCTATGGCCCGGCACCCAAGCCGGCCATCGTGCCTTTTGGGGACGCTAGTGCCAACCGTAAGACAGGGGATTTATGATCTCCTAACCAGTGTCGAAATCGACACCAAAGAAGGCGGAAGGACCAGGATCGAACCCTGGCCTTCCCAACGCCTGATCATCGACGCCATTGCCAAGGGCTTGAATGAAGGTGTTCACGAATTCGTCGTCCTCAAATGCCGACAAGTCGCCATCACGACGGTTTGCAGCGTTGTCGAGCTATTTTGGGCGCTGGCTAATCCTGGAGTGCAAGGTGCTATCATTGCGGATCGCACTGACAACCTTGAAAGGCTGCGGCGCATTTTTGCGAGCCTGCTCGAAACCCTGCCCCCGGAATGGCGGTCCCCCGAGCACAAGCTGATTCAGAACAACCGCAACGGCATGGCGTTCGCCAATCGGTCGGTAATCGACTTGCTGGCCGCTGCCTCCAATCCCGACCTGGGCGCCTCGCGCGCCCTCAACATGATGCACGCGACCGAATGCGCGCAGTGGAAGTCGCTGGCCGGGGTGGAAAGTCTCAAGGCCTCGCTGGCGCGACAGAATCCAAGCCGGCTGTACGTCTGGGAATCAATCGCCAACGGATTCAACTGGTATTACAACTTCTGCCAGCAGGCCAAACAAGACCGACACATGAAGTTTATCTTCATCGGTTTCTGGGCCAATCCGACTTACGCCATTCCCAAGTCGGACCCTGATTTCAAAATCTATTGGGACGACGGCAAGCTGACCGAGGCGGAAATCACCCGCGCCCGCTACGTCAAACAGCAGTACAGTCACATCATCAAACCGGAGCAAATCGCATGGTGGCGAAGGGAGGCCGAATTCCGTCACGAGGAGTACATGCTGCGCCACTACCCGTGGCACGAGAGAGAATGCTTCATCGCGTCGGGCAGCGGGTTCTTCCCGGCACAACGGACCTTGGAAATCTCCGAGCTGCTGACGCCATCCGGGCCGCCCTACAAGGGCTACAAGTATCTGTTCGACGAACAATTCCTGAAAAGCCGGATTGAGGCGACCAATGACCGCGAGGAGGCTATGCTCAAGGTTTGGGAACCGCCTGAACCAAATGGCATTTATTGCATTGGTGTTGACCCTTCCGGCGGCGGTGGCGGCGATAGCGACGATCACGCGATTGAGGTCATGCGCTGCTATGCTGATCGCGTTGTGCAAGTCGCCGAATTCCGCAGCAACAAACCGCTGACCTATCAAATCGCCTGGGTGCTGGCGCATCTGGCCGGCGCCTACCGCGATCACATCGCCAATCTGGAGGTGACCGGGGTCGGCGCTGCCGTGCTGCCCGAAGTCCGCAACTTGCGCATGCTGGCCGAGCGCGGCATGATCCAGGGCGAGCCGGGATCAGAAAACATTCTCAACATGATCGGGGCCGTCCGATGGTTCCTGTACAAACGTCCCGACACTCTTGGTGGCGCTGGAAACGTCATCGCCTGGAAAGCGAACCTCGACAACAAGCACCAGACCTACAGCGAGCTGCGCGACAGCCTGATGCTGCGGCGGGTGGAGATACGCTCCCCGGCGCTGGTGGCGCAGATGCAGTCAGTGATCGAGGACGAGGGGTGGATTGGCGCCGGCCCCGACACCGGTGAGAACGACGACTTGGTGTCGGCGCTGGTTCTGGCGCATCATGCCTGGATCGAATGGCGCCGGCCGATGCTGGTCGCCCGCAATCACACCTGGGACCGGGTCAAGGGCGAGCGGCCGCCGGCCAATATCGGCACCATGCTTTCGTTTGCATTCTCACAGCACATGGCCGGCATCAACAAAAAAGCTCAGGTCCGAAAGGAGAAGTTCTAATGGTCCGCAAACCCAAGCACGTCAAACAAGACGAGCACGAAGACGAAGCGGCCGAGCTGGCCGAGGTGCCATCAGCGCCGGTCGGCGGATTATCGACTAGCCTGCTGGCGGTGGATCAAGTCGGCAATATCTGGGCGGACGGCGGCGCGCGCTACGTTGGCACAGCCGGAGCTGATCCCGTACCCGGCCCTCCTGGACCGCCTGGACCAGCGGGGCCGGCTGGCCCGGCAGGACCGGCTGGTCCGGCCGGGGCACAAGGCGAAGCCGGACCGGCTGGACCAGCGGGACCGGCGGGGCCACAAGGGGAAACAGGCCCGGAAGGCCCGGCTGGCCCCGAGGGGCCTCCTGGCACGCCCTGAAAACCGAGGAATCCCCAAATGCGCAAGGTTCTCGCCTTACTGGCCCTGCTCGCGGCGACTCCCGCAGCAGCGCAGCAAGTCTCGCAGCTCCCGACCTTCAATCAATCAATCGCGATCACTGCCGCCAACACCTTCCAGCTAATTTCCAGCGGCACTCAAGCGATGCGCTCGCTCACCATCCAGAACAACAACACCAACACCGATAGTTGCTGGATCGAAGTCAGTGGCCTCGTCACCGCCGGCATGACCACCGCAAGCGCCGTGACCATCCCCGGCAAGCCGGCGAGCACTGCCGCCAAGGTGTCGATCTTGCTGCCGCCGGGAATCAGTTACGGCCGCTATCAGGTACACGCCCCGACCGGGCCGATTGTCGGCACTTGTGTGGCAGCGGGGGACACCCTCTATGTTGACTGGCAATAGGCGCAAATTCATTGCCGGCCTGTTGCTGCAATACCCGGCGCTTGCCCGGGCCAATTCGTTTGACGGCATCAGAGGCGTCAACCGAGACGGCATCAGCGCACTTACCCGTCGCAGTGGACCGCCGGCCTTCGTGCCGACCGCCGATGGCATCCCCGCCGATGTCTACGCCGACTTCGTCAACGGAAACTATTGGGGAACCTCGCTGGCGGCGATTGACGCCGCATTGACTCGCAACACTGTTGCGTGGGGCGATTATGCAAATGGCACTTGGGTGCAATTCCCGGCCGGTGTGCCGGTCATCACCGATACCGGGTGGCAGACACAAGTCGTACAAACCAACTACGCACTGCAATGCCGGGGTCTTCTCAATGCCGTCTGGGTCAAAAATCCGGCTGGCACCACAGCTCAGAATCAAATCGGAATTGATGGCGTCATCAACTCCGCATCGCTGATATCCGCGAATGCCGCTAACTGCACTGTGCTTCAATCAATCACCCTGGCGTCGGCGACCTACATCTACAGCGTCTTTCTCAAGCGGCTGGCGGGCACCGGTGCCATCTCAATTACAATGGACGGCGGCGCGACCTGGACCAATGTAGCGTCGCAAATCAATTCGACTAGTTGGTCGCGCGTGCAAATACAGGAAACACTCGCCAACCCAACAATTGGAATACAGGTTGCTACCTCCGGCGATCAAGTCGCGGTGGACTTCAATCAATTGGAGATAACAAACACCAGCATCACCATGGCCTCGTCACCAATTGCAACAACAACTGCATCGGTATTCCGCAGCGCCGACAGATTTCAGCTCCCGATGACCGTTGGTTCGGCTATTACCATATTAGGTGTTGGAACGCCAAGAAGCGGCGAGGCCGGGAACATAACTTGGCTGACCATGAGTGACGGGAGCAATGCCAATCGAATTGCCATTTTCAAAGCCGCAACAGTAGCTCGCGGAATTTTTGTACCTAACGGTACGGTCACCAACATCGTTCCCGGTGGAACAATTACTTGGCCAGGGAACGGCACTGCTCAGGGCAAGCTGATACAGGCCGCGACTGCCGGCGATCAAGCCGTTTCATTCAATGGTCAAGCAATCGGTACCGGGACCGCAACGCCATTTCCGACCGCGCTGGACGAGCTGGATATGGGACAGTTCAACACCGCAACCGGTTGGTGGACGACCGCAAGATTCGCTATCTGGCTCAATCACCGCGCGACCAATGCCGAGCTGATGCGATTGACCACATAAGGAGCCGATCATGCCTATCGTCCGCACCTACGCCTGTGAGCAGTGCAATCACTTCATTGAAGTCACCTTGAGCATGGAACAGTGTGATGATCCCGCGCCCGAGTGCCCAGCATGCGCGGCGCGCGCCATGCAACAGCAGTTTCGTCCGGTCGCCATTACCGGCTCACCATCAGCGCGCGCTCACGCCCTGGCCGAAGACATCGCCGCCAATGACTATCACGTCGCCGACATGGGCAGCGCGCGCAAGGAAGGCGACCGGCCCAAGGTGCGCTACAAGGATCAGACAGCCCCGCTCCCCACCAGCACCTGGGCCGGCGTTCCTCAGGCCACTCTTGAGCAAGCCATCGCCAGCGGCCGGCACACGCGATTGAACTTCGGTTCCGGCCTCGATATCCTGCAAAGCAATCTCAAGAGCGGGGCCGAGCCCGACTTGATCGCCAACTCCAAACGCAAAGCTATGCGAGTCTGGTAATGCCGTTCGTCTGGCGCAACAAAACAGGAAGGCCGAAGCTCACCTCGACCACGCATCTGACCAAAATGTCGTTCCGGGAGCTGGAGGCCTACGAAGCGTTCCTGTGGGAATGCATGGAAAAGCTCCCCGACTCCCCCAACATCGTGACGACCCTGAACGCAATCCATCGTGAGGTAGAGTGGCGTGCTCAAGATTCCCTCTTTAGATAAAGAAGGCACCCTCGACCTGTGGGTTAAGGAGGTCATAGACGAATGCATGGCCTCAGTGGAGGAGCGGGCGATGGTCTACACCCGCGCTTCGCAATACTACTACACGGGCACGTATAGCGCCCAAGCTGCGATCTACAACAAGACAAAACCATTCATCGACAAGCTGTCCGGGTTCCTGATGCAGCCAACCGATGTTCGCTATCAAATCATCTACGACAGCGGTGAGTCGGAAAGCGTACTGGAGCGCTCGCAGCTCGTCTCGGAAAAGCTCACGGCTGACTACCGACAGACCGACAGTGACATCACCTTTTCCGAAGCGCTGACCTGGGCCATGGTAAACGGCTGTTACCTGCTCAAGCACTACCCGCACGAGATGGGCTTCAAAGTCGTCCCCGTCCACCCGCAGAATTTTGGCGTCCTCGGGGAAACAATCCTCGACCTCGATGAGCAAGAAGCATTCTGCCACGTCACTTACCCCACGATCTCACGACTGCGCACCATCTTGCAGGAGCACCCCCGACGCGCGGAAATTCTCAAACGCATATCCGAGGGGCGACCGACACAGCAGGACGAAGAACAGCCAAGCTATTTTCACCAGATGGTCATCGGCGGCCTCAACCCGCTGGGCGAGCCGGGCGGAATGCCCAACTCGGAAGCCGGCGGCATCGTCAACGTGTTCCCGATCCCGACCCCCTGGCGCCCGCAGCGGCACATTACCCCGACCGTCAAATTCTGCGAGCTGTGGATCAAGGATCGCGAGCGGGACGGCGACTACACCACCATGCAGGTTGTCTACCCCGACATCATCATCGAGGGCGATAGAACGCGCCGCAACCTCTCGCGCGTTCCCGGTCATTCCAGCTTTGTCAAAATCCAGCCGCAAGTGACCCCCGGATATTTCTGGGGACGCAGCTATGTCGCCGATGTGCAGATGCTGCAAGATTTGCTCAACAAACGGCTGCGCGACATCAAAGTCATGTGGGACCGCAACGTCAATGCGCCGCAAGTCTTCTCCGGCTTCACCTCGGTCACCGAGGAACAGTACTTCAAGATCATCAACGAAGGCGGGTTCATCAACGATCCCAACCCAAACGCCAAAGCCTCGAAAATGGTCGAGCCGCCGCCCCCGGGCTACATGGACGAACTCAATTTCATTTTTTCAATGTTTGACGAAGCCGGCGGCTTCTCCCCAATCATGTCAGGACAAGGCGAGCCCGGTGTTCGCGCCGGAATTCACGCGCAGACTCTGGTCCGCACATCCTCTCCACGACTCATTGATCAGGCTGCTCGGGTCGAACGGCAACTAGCCCAGAGCGGCTACATCTCGCTGCGCATCATGCAGGCCATGGACGCGCTGGTCTACTCGACCGACAGCGGCGTTGATTTTCTGTTGTCGGACTTGCCCGACAATTTCCAGGTTCAGGTGGACAGCCATAGCGCCAGCCCGGCGTTCGCCGAAGACAACCGGCAAGTCGCCATTGCGCTCGCCCGGGCCGGCGCCATCGACGGCGAGGACCTGATCCACATGCTGCACCCGCCCGGCGCCGAGTTGCTTCTGGCCCGCTTGCATCAGCGGCAGAAGCGCCAAGCCCAGGCAGCGCAGGCCGAGGAACAGAAGGAAATGCTGAAGGAAGTCATCGGCCTCCCCGGAGGCCGCAGCCAGAGCAAGAAAGGGCGCAAACCCAAGGCTGGTGGAGGGGGGTAGTTGCAACCCACCAGGATTTGGGTTTAGTTTGACGCAATAGGCCGTCCCCGCCACTCCCTGCAAACGGCCCCCGCCATGAGTTGGAAATAAACGGGGGCGGCCTTCCTAGCGAGGGGTGCGCAATGGCTAACGGCGATGAAGTCGCAGGCGGACCGCAGAGCGCAGATGCTGGTGCGGCTGGTGCTACTCCTCCCGGCGCCCCTCCGACTCCCGGCAATGCGGCTGGTGGAGGCAATCCCGTTCTGGCTAGTCTGGCGCGGCGTCAACAAGGTCCGCAGCCTAGCGCGCCGGGTCCGGGAGATCAGGCGTCGTCCCTGAGCATGCTGCAAAATGCGCTTGGCATGATGCAGTCGGCGCTCACCGGACTACAACCCGGAACCCCGGTGCATCGCGATGTATTGCGCGCCCTGCAATCTCTCAGCAAGCACATGGCGCAAGGTCAGCCAACCGCCGGAGTCCAGCAAACTCAGCTCCAAGACTTACTGCGCAACGTGGTCAAGAACGCCATGCTGTCCAGGATCATGGGACAGCAGCAACAGGGCGGACAAGGCGGGCAAGAAGGGCCAGCCGGAGCAATGCCCCAGGCGCCAATGCCGTCAACCCCCCTTCCCGGCGCGTGATAAATATGACAAACGTGCGTAGCGGAGAATAATTATGCCATTCGTCAGAGGATTCCTCAGAGTGAGCCAGCGCGGCGGGGGCGGAAACCCGGTTGATCCCGAGTACGGTATCGATGAAGGCGAGCCGCCGCAGATTGAGCCGCCCGATCCTGATGACGCACCACCCGAAATCTGGCCGCCGGTCATGCCCGGCTATCCGATCCAGCCATTACCGCCGGACAGCCCCATTCCACCCGGCGCAATCTGGCCACGGCCTCCTGGCTCGATCAGCGGCAAGTTTGTTGTGCTTGCTCACCTTCCACAACACGGCTGGCGCTGGATTGTTGTTGACCCGGATGCTTGGCCGGAACCGCCGCTGCGACCAGAGCCCAAGAAGTAATTAATCACCAACAAAAAGCGGAATCCGAGATGGCCCAGAACAGAAGCTATGATCCTCCGATCACCACTCCTCCCGAGACCCCGCCGCGCACCATCCTACAAGTAGACACCCAATCCGAAGTTTCGGAATGGGGTGCGATCCCGAAGGTGGTTCCAAAGCCGGAAGGTGGCGTACCGTTGCAGCCATCAGTGATCGGTAAGAACAACAGCAACTAGGTTTTGCCATGCCGCGCGAAGTTACTGACGAGGAATACAATTTTTTGCAGGGCCGGCGGCAAGTCGCTGACTTCGTTGAATCGATCTACAATGATCCGCAGCTCGCCAAAGAGGCGAAAGCGCTGATCAAGCGCAAATACCCGCAAGTGCAAATCCCGGACTACGACATCGAGGAGCGGGTCACTCAGAAAATCGATGAAGATAGAAAAGCTCGCGAAAACGAGCGCAAGGCGGCCAAAGAGGCGGAACAAGAAAAGCACTTTCAGCAAACCCGCAGCAGAGTCCAGCAAGATTACGGCTTCACAGACGATGCCATGAAGGACCTGGAAAAGTTCATGGTTGAAAAAGGCGTTGGCGACTACGAGGTCGCCGCCTCCTATCAAGCCAGTAAAAATCCCAAACAGAGTGAAGCAAACTACAGCGACGGGCTGTGGAATCACCAGAAGCAGGACGGCTTCGCGGAGATTGCCAAAGACCCGGAAGGCTGGGCACGCAATGAACTCCTGGGCGCCATGCGGCGCGACCAGGATAAAATGAGAGGCGGGAGATAAGTCATGCCGATCCTCGGGACAGGGTTAATCCCAAGCGGTCCGATAGGGCTAGAGCTGGAAGCGACCGTAAGGCGCGTGTTTTCACAGATGGTCGTGGTTCTGCTGTATCGGCAAAACCCGCTATTGTCCCTGCTGCTCAGAAATGCCGTTCGCGCATCGGGCGGGGTGTCGCCCTATACGCAGCCGGTGCAGACCGGCCAATACGTCACGTCGTCCTGGATGGGACCGTCAGGGCAATTCAATCTGCCGACCGATGTTGCTGCCACCGTCAACGCCGAATTCAACATGTGCGCGCTGGCCACCCCGGTCAGCTCACTCGGATTGGAACAGCTCGTTACTCAGGACGCGATTGCCGTCGCCAGCCGGCTGATGCTCAAACTGAACGATCTCAAGAACAGCTCTCTGCACTCGCTCGCGCTTGCCTTGTTCGGCAGCAATGCCGGCAGCGTATTGCAGATGTTCGGGCTGCTCGACGCCTACGACGACGGCACCGCCGTAGATGTGTTCGGCGGCCTCTCGCGCGCCACCTATCCAAGCTGGGCCGGGCTGAAAATTCCGGCGGCCGGCGCGGTCCTGACCCGCACCACATTCATTCCAGCGATGCTCAAGGCGGTCAAGCACTCCGGCGGCGAAGCACTCGACTTCGTGGTCATGTCGATTGAAGATTGGACAACGTTGTTGACCGACTTCATGACCGTGGAACGTTTCAACAACGATCCCTCCAGCCGATGGGGCAAGGATGACCCGGTTAATTCCGGTTTCCGTGGCTTGCTGCTGGGCGACACGCCAATATTCTTTGACCTCAATTGCCCACAGGGAACCGCCATCGGATTCAATTCAAAGTACATCACTCTGGTCATCCACGAAGACGCGAACTTTGCTTGGACCGGGTGGTATTCAACAATCCCGCAAGGTCAAATCGCCAGCGTCGGACTATCGCTAACAGCGCTCAATTTGGTCTGCTCCAAGCCTTCGACCGGATTCATCATGAATGGCATCACGGGCGGTCAGGCTGGGTTCCCCGCCGCACCAGCTCCGTAGGTGCGGGTAATGGGGACCAACAGTGAAACCCTGGGAAACTACCTTCACTGACCGTGAAGTCGTCAAAGACAGCATTCTCTATCTGCCGCTGTCCAGTCCCGATATCATTTTGTCGCCGGACCGGCTCACGGCTTATCGTGAGTACAACACCGGCCAGCCTTGGGCGCTGGCGTTCTCGACTCAATCGGGAATGCATAAATGCTATGCCGAGGTCACCGCTACGGCCTTCACCGGCAATCTGGATATCGGCATCGCCAACAAATTCATGGTGACCAACCTCCGCCCTGGCGGGGACCCGGCCGGCAACAGCGTTGCATTCGACGCAGCTACCAACATCAGCATCGGTGCAGTAGTCCTCGCGAATACGCCATTTAATTTCGGCCCAGGCGACACGCTGGCGCTTGCGTTTGATGCGAACGCAAAAACAATTCAATTCAGAAGTATCTCACAAAACTCAGCGTGGTCACCGCCAGTCTCGTTTGCCGCAATCGGGTTGCCGCCTTACTATCTGGTGCTCGGATTCGAGACTCAAGTTGGTGACAACGCCAGAGCAAACTTCTTTGGTCCGTTCCAGGGACCGGTTCCTGCCGGCTATGCCAATTGGAACCCGGAAGCCCTGTTCAGCGAACAACCCGTCAAAGTGCTTGATTTTGAAGCAATGATTCCTGACGGCCAGTATTCATCTGATGACGTCAACGATCTGGCCCCGATCCCGTTTTCCTATATTCGCTGGGGTGACGCCAATCTCGATGCGGTCAGCAATCTGCGAGTTACTGATTGGGTCACGGAAGACGACGGTGACGTGACGGCTTCGTGGGTCACCGATGATTGGCCAATACTGTCGCTGACCATCAGCGCGGAGGCCGCGCCCGGCAACAATTATATCTGGGGCTCGTGGGACGGCCAGCCTTCGTTTCTGATCTCTCGCTTTCACTTCAACGATACCGGTCCGCAATATCTCACAAACATTCCCATTCCGCCGCCACAAGTCCCCGCCCCCAATCAAGGCGAGGGGCATACTTTAGCGCTGGCGATCTCGTGCGATACGACAGCGCTGTTTTCCTGGATCAACGGCCGCGTTTTCGGCACCGAAAACGTGCTGGTGTGGGCACCGATAGAGTCCGCGACTGCTCCACCCTCGAAGCTCGGCATCGTCCAGCCGGTCATTGCCGGCACCAATCCGGCGACCTTCCCAGGGTTCACGCCGCTGCTGCCGCCGCCGCTGATCGGCGCGGGCGGCGGATTGATTGGTCCCGCCATTAAGGCGGCCGCCGTACCGCCCTCGGTCGCCGGCATCGTCCAGCCGGTTTATGGCACCGGCGGCAGCGCAACCGTCCCAACGGGAGCGGCCCTGCTTCCGCGTTTCAGCACGACATTCCCGGTTCCGACCTTTGTCGTTTCCAACATCTGGGCCATTCCAACCTTTGCGGGCGGGGTATGGACCAGCACATTGCCGCCCCGCACCGTGACCACCCCACCAATTGCCCTCGGCGGCTGGGGACTGCCCGGACCCTCCGGCAGCGGCCCGGGACCGCCCACCTACCCCAATCCTCCCGGCGCCGGATTGCCGCACTTGGCGGCCAACGAGAACGCCGAGCCCGAGGTCGCGACCGAGTCCGCGCCAGAGCAGTCCGAGGACGAACCTCCGCACGCGAGAAGACATCGCCGCCAGCGTCGGGCATAATGCGGCATGTTGGCCAATTACGTTAACGAGGTGCAGAACCTGCTCAACGACAACCAAGGGCAGTTTTTCACCTTTCCGACCCTGGCCAACTACATCAATCGCGCCCGTCGCCGGATCGCCGCCGTGTCGGGCTGTCTGCGGGTCATTCCGCCCGGCGTCACAACCATCCCCAATCAGGAAATCTACACATTCCGCAGTTGGGACGCGCTGGCGCAGCTCGTCATGCCGCAAGCGGAATCCGTTCTCTCCTGCCGGTCAGTGTCGGTCGGCATCGGCGGAAAATGGAAGGTCAATTACGACGGCGCCGGCAATTATCTCAGTGCCAGCATCGTCGGCGGCAGTTGGAAGCCGATGTGGCGGCGGGTTGTCTGGACCGATTTCCAAGCCCGCTTTCGCATCTACGGCGGCACCTTCATGGGCACCATCAGCGAGCCCGGCTGGTACTCGCAGTATGGTGAAGGGCCAACCGGATCGATCTATCTGGCGCCGGTGCCAACACAAGCGCTGCCGATGGAGGTTGATCTCACCATCGTTCCGCAGCCGCTGTTGACCGACGACGACGTGGACCCGATTCCTTTTCCGTGGCGCGATGCGGTGAGCTATTGGGCGGCAACACTCGCCTTGCTGCAACAGCAGCGCCGCGAAGACGCGCAGGCAATGGCGGTCATGTTCGCAACCGAGTTGCCGCTATGCGCCTCGGTCGTGTGTCCGCAAATGATCCAAACGGCTTACGGGGCCACGCTCCGGTCGGCTTGAAGACATGGCCATCCAAAGCGCGAATCCACCAGAGCTGCACACTTGGGAAAATTGGATCGCCGGGCTCAATCAACAAGCGGGGCGCGGCGCGATAGGCGACGACGAGCAATGGTGGAACGAAAATCTATTCGCGATTGGCCCCGGGAATTTGCGTTCCTGCTGGGGCCGTGGCCTGCCAATCTATACCGCGCCCACCGGCGTGACGATCTTGCGTATATTTTTCGGCTTTATCGGCGATACTACGCCTCAGTTCAGCGCCCCGCCCCCCGGCGCCTATGGCTGGATGTTCCTAAGCGACGGAACCATTGATCAGGTAGACCTCGATACCAGCGCTGTCGTTCATGTCGGCGGCGCCGGCACCATCGTCTGGGAACCAATCGCTCCGCAATATTGGGCCAGCGCCAAAGTCTGGCGCCCGCGCTTTGTCGGCGCCGTGTCGGGCCAGGGCGGCGGAGTCTTGTTCGGTTCTCCACTCGGACTGTTCGCCTGGGACGGTTCGATCCTTTCCGCACCGGGCGATCCGGCGCCGGATTGGCTGACCGATGGCCTGGAGCAATCCCCGGGCGTGCCATTTTTCATGCCGACCGAATTACCCGGAATCTATGCGATGGAGGTCTACAACTCGCGCCTGTTTGTCGCCGGCAAGGACGTGATTTCGTTTTCCGCGCCTTCCAACGGCGCCGACTTTTCCACCACTGACGGCGGCGGCTCATTCGGCTATTTCGGCGACCGGCTGACCTACAGCTACATGGATTTGGCGGCCAGCGCCGGCTATCTGTTTGTATTCGGCGACAGCTCAATCGATCTTATCAACAATGTAGTGCTGAGCGGGTCCGGCACTCCAGAAAGTCCGTTCACCACCAACCTTGCTTACACCAACGTCGATCCGCAAGTCGGTTCCCGGTTCCCGCGCCCGGTTGGTCGGGTCGGCCGCTACATGCAGATGTTCAACGGCGCCGGCATCTTCGAGCTGCGCGGTGGCGAGACCCGCGAAATCGGTCAGAAGGTGACCAATATTTACGTCACTCTCGACACCAGCGGCTATTACCCGACCATGGCGGAAGCAACCATATTCGGGTTTCGCGTACTGCTGTGCAACGGACGCTTCAACGATATTTATGGATTGACGCGCAATCTTCTGCTGATGTGGCACCCGCGCCAGGGCGGCGAATTCTGGTCAATCGCCACCCAAGGGCCGGCCGGCATTTTCGAGCTGACCAACATCGGTTCCTATGAACAGGACAGCATAATCAGGCCCTACGGAACCGATGGCACCAGCCTGTATCAACTATTTGCTCAACCCGACCCCGATCTACTGAAAATCCTCTCCACCAAATACATTCGCGGTCAGGGGATCGCGCAACTCACGATCAAGAGCTGGAAACGGCTGTTTCTGGATTTTGCCGACAACATCGGCACCGGCGTTAATTTCGTCGGCGGATTTTCCACCATCGGCGGCGGCATTCCCAACGGCACCCAGGAAATATCATTCAATCTGACTCCGGGGCCGGTGCTGGGAACTGGAGTCAGCAACACGCCGCGCCCGACCGCAACGCAACCGTTCGCGCTGCAAGCTTCCGGCATTGCCGGCGCCGTCGATATGCAATCGCTGTCGCCGGATTTCACCATCGAGCGCCTTCATGTCATGGTCGAGGACCGTACTCTGTGGGGCGCTTGACGACCGATGGCGTTTCGTTGGATCATCCTGCACCGGCTCTCATCCGGGTGGTGCTATAAAACGCACATTGCCCTTATCAGGAGGCAACTAAATGGACGCCCTCGACAATCACGAACTCACAGCCAATCGCCGCCGCCGCAAGCATCGTCGCGGACGCAGGTAGATGCGCCGTAAGCGCTCAAAGGCCCTGAAAATGACTCGCAGGGCCAAGCGCATTCGTGCGCGCAAAAACAAGCGCCACTAGATGCCGAAGTACGGGGCGCGCAATACTGCCAACTTGCGCAGAACCCTCAAGGTAAAGAAATGGCGGACGCCATCATGGCGCCCGCGTTTATTCAGCTACCGCAAAGGCAGGAGGATGTAGTGGCAAAAGGCACTGACCTTGGGCCGCGCTCTCGCGTCGATCCTGCTGGCCGTTTTCCAACCCGCACTCCACGAACCGGGCATAACACCCCCGGATTTCGCGCTCGCGAGACCCGCGCGTGTAGTCCGCACGGCGGCGGACAGCGCTATCGGCGTTCGCGACGCAGCGGGAGATGACAATGGCTCGCAGAGGTAGGCGCCGCTTAGGACGCCGCTAAAATGGCTCGCTCACGCAAATCACCGGGCCGTACCGGTCCGGTTTCAAGACAGCCATGGACTGACGGAGCTTGGCCGAGTGACTGGAGCCGTACTCGGTTGACCGGTAAGCGCTCTGGGCGATCACCTCGACCCGGAGCGCGTACTGGCCCGGTGCGGCGAGCCCGGCGGTGACGCAGCTCAAGGTCACTGAATCTCAGCTCCACAAGACTGTGGCCGATTTGCTCGACTGGATGCTGCTGCCGCCGGCATTGTGGACGACGTTCCCGGCCGGCTGGGGCAAGCTCCCGAAGGCAACCGCCGGCCGGCTCTACGGGGCTGGATTGAAAGCCGGATTCCCCGATATCCAAATCTTCTTCAATGGCCGCTGCACCATGCTGGAGCTGAAAGCTCCCGGCGGCGCGCTCTCCAAAGTCCAGCGCCAGCGCATCCTGCTGTTGCGGGGAGCCGGGGTTATGACTTACGTTTGTCACAACCCCGAGGAGGTGATTTCCGCATTGCGGGCGGCGAGCCTCCCGGTTCGCCATGTGGAGATCGCAGCATGACCAAGGAAACCCAAGCGCCGTGGCCACGAACCCGGGAGGACGGAACCGAGCGGCGGTCTCCGACCGCATTCTTCGCCAATCCAGATACGATTGCGAAATCCGATCTCTCAGTCGCCGGGCCTTTGCGTATGGGCACCGCTCCCGGCGCCGGCCCCACCGGCGCATTGCGCGGCGGCAATAATTCCGACTTCGGCATGGACCGGGTGACGCCGCGTCGAATCGATATCATCGGCACTCCGCTCGACCGGCAAGGCGCAGCGGAACCCTCCCCCCTTGTTTCGCGCGAGCTGAGAGGCAGCAATCGTCGCAAGGAGGAGTAGGTGGCCATCGCCTCACTCCTGGTCATGCCCACAGACCAGCGGGCAGCAATCGCCTTTGCCTTCGATCACGACCAGCTACATCGTGACTTCACCGACGTGCTGGGCTCGGGCAGCAAGCCGCGCCTACTCGATCCGGCAACCGTCAGCGACTCGACAGTGCGCGCCGGCTACTGGCACTTCGATCATCAGAACGGCCACGATGATTTCAATCTTGCTCTGTTTGGCGTACCGCTCAATCAAAACATGGCAGACAGCAACCTCATCGAACCAGCGAGTTTAGCGTGGTGGACCTTCGTCAATCATCAAGAGCACTTCAGGAACAATCAAATCCCGTAGGGTTCAAACCTGTTGTAACAACAACAATGGAAGCCGACACGGTTTTGCTTGAACCGTGGCTGTTAAGCGAAAATGATTTACCATGGCTGCATTTTCTTTTTAAAAAAAAGTACGATGTGGGCTTCGACAGCATGACCACCGAGGGGTGGTTCAGGAATATTGTTCTGAAGAATCCAATGATGTTCTACCCGGTCAGGCTGGCCAACTCGTTTCTGATCGCCATGCTCTCGACTCTGCCATGGCTACCATCGCAGTTTGACTGCAACATCATCTGCGTGTGCGCCGACGACGGGGCGATGTGGGAAACCGTGAAACTGTTGCGCGCTTCAGTCGAATGGGCACGGCAGCGCGGCTGCAAGCACTGGCTGCTGGCCTCCGATACGGTCTATGATCTCGCGCCAATGGCCAAACGGCTGGGCGCGCACGAGCTGTCACCGCGCTTCAGCATAAAATTA